CAAAGAAGTGAGAGGGTTGAAGTAAATGAGTGAAGAATTAAATTTATATCAAAAGATAGCAGATGTAAAAGCAAATATAGATGGATTTACAAAGGATACTAAGGGTTACAACTACTCCTATGTATCTGGTTCGCAAATATTACATCGTATCAGAAGTAAAATGGTCGAGCATAATTTATTACTTGTACCTAGTACGTCAAATGAACAATGGACTACGCACTCATACAAGAATAAAAAAGGTTATGAAGTAGTAGATTTCGTTGTAGAGATGGACCTTAACTACAAATGGATTAATGCTGATAAGCCAGAAGAACAATTGGATATTAGTTATCATGCTTTTGGACAACAAAGTGATATTTCACAAGCACATGGTACTGCACTAACGTACGCAGAACGTTATTTCTTAATGAAATTCTTCAACATTCCAACTGATGAAGACGATGCAGATGCAAAAGAAAAACAAGATAAGTATTCGAAAGTGGACCCTAAAAATATTGAAACGCTTGAAAATGAGATAACAATGTTTAGCGAGTTAATGAAGTCATTAGGAAAAGATGTATCAGCAGACCAAGTAAAGCAACAATTAGGCATTAAAGATATTAATCAACTATCAAACAATCAAATAGCTGGAATGATTTCCACACTTGATAAATGGAGTAAACAATCAAAATCTAAGGAGAATGAATAAATATGAATATAGTAGCAATCACAGGAAGAATAACTAAAGATTTAGAACTAAAACAAGCTGGTCAAACACAAGTTACCAACTTTTCAATGGCAGTAGAAAATCCATATAAAAAGGATGATGCGTCTTTCTTCGACATCGTAGCTTTTGGGAGAACAGCAGAATTATTAAATCAATATTGCGGTAAAGGGTCAAAAATCGGTGTAGACGGAACGCTTAAACAAGATAGATTTACGGACAAGGAGGGTAATAACCGTTCAGTAGTACGTATTACAGCTAACCGTATTGAGTTTTTAGATACTAAAGGTCAATCAAACGGACAATCTCAACAGCAAAGAGGACAAGCTAAACCTCAACAACAACCAGCACAAGATAATCCGTTTGCTAATGGTAATGCAGATATCAATACTGACGATCTCCCGTTCTGATTGGATTGATTAAATGGCTAAGATACAAAATTACATTACTCAAGATGACGGTACGACTACCGTTGTCATTGAGGGTGTAGATATAGACAACAAAACATCGTTATTACTAGATAACGGACTAGAAGTAGAGTGCGACGTAATCGTGAGTGATCCATACAAAATAACCGATAAGCAACGTAGAAAAGTATTCGCAATGATAAGAGATATATTCAATCACTACGGACAGCCAATGGACTACTTACGGTATATGTTCCAAAAACAATTGGAGTTCTTACACGGTTATGAACCTATTTCGTTAAGCAACTGCAGTAGACGACAAGCCAGTGAATTAATCGAGTTAATCTTAGATTTTATATTCACTCACGATATACCTATGAACAAGGCCACTAGCGACCTTATGAGCAACGATAAGTATTTTATATATAAATCTACCATAAACAGAACATGTGTTGTCTGTGGGGCTACAAATGCCGATTTGGCACATTATCAAGCAGTAGGTAGAGGACGAAACAGAAATAAGATAGACCATTATGGAAATAAAGTGTTAGCACTGTGTAGAAACCATCATACAGAGCAGCATCAAATAGGAATGGACAGCTTTAACAAGAAATATCATCTTACAGACAGCTGGCTTGATGTAGACGAGAAGCTGAATAAGATGTTGAAAGGAGTAAAAGTAGATTGAGTAAATTATTAATAGATGACTATCCAATACAAGTGCTGCCTAAATTAGCAGAACATATTGGATTAAACGAAGCAATCATACTACAACAAATGCATTATTGGTTGAACGCAAGTAAACACTCACACGACGATAAGAAATGGATTTATAACAGTTATAAAAATTGGGAAAAGCAATTTCCTTTTTGGAGCAACGTTACTATAAGAAGAACAATATCAAGTTTAGAAAAACAAAATTTATTATTCACAGGTAATTTTAACAAAGCAGGATTTGATAAAACAAAATGGTATTCGATAAATTATGAAGTTTTAGAGGGTGTGAGCAAACGAGTTGCTCAAAATGAGCAAACGAATGTATCAAAAAGAGCAAATGGAGATGCTCAAAATGAGCAAACCAATACCATAGACTACACAGAGACTTCTACAGATAGTATAGACACCTCAAAAATATTTGAATATATATCTAAAGAATTACATCCAGTTAGTAATATGTTGCAAGTAGAAAACCTAGATTATGAAATAAACCAAATTAAAAATGATGCATATGAAATAACAAAGACAGCTGTCGATTACTGTAGAGAAAAAGACAAAGGAATACCTTACCTAATATCAATATTAAAAAATTGGAATAAGGAAGGCATCGACACTGTAGAAAAAGCTACAGCTAAAGTTACACCTAAACAACGTAAGCAGTCTAAAGATCAAACCGAAGATTTCTTAGAGAAGAAACGTCAAGAAATATATGGAGGTTAGACATTATGCCGATGACTAAAAAAGAAGCATTTCACATTATTGAAGTTGTAAGTAATGTCTACAATATGGAATTAACCGAGAATAAGTTTAATTTATGGATTCAGTTCTTAACTGAAGATGGGGATTATGAGCCAACAATGAAAATGGCCAAAAAATATATTAAAGATGGTAATGTTTATCCTCCTAAAATACCTAACATTATGCGGGCATCACCAAAGTTAATGCAAGAAGATGAACTGGATGATGAAACAAAAACGCATCGATGGAAAATGGAAAATGATCCCGAGTATGTGGAACGCAGGAAACAAGCGCTAGATGCTTTTAAACAAAAGGTCCAAGAATATAACAACAGAGGTGATGACTATGTTGAATGAGCAATATGAGATTGAAAGTACAGTCATTGCCAGTTTGTTAAAAAAACCAGATTTGCTTGAGAAATTAAGAGTTAAGCCCTATATGTTCCAGAACGAATATTTCAAGAGTTTTCTCGAATATATATTAGATCAAGGGAAAATCGATTTAAATGAAATATATCTCAAGAGCGCTAAGGATAAAACATTCCTAAGTAATGATGTGATAGGTAAACTATATCAATCAGACTTTATAGGTTATGGCTTCTTTGAACGATACCAGCAAGATTTATTAAAGAACTATCAGATTATAAAAGCTCAACAAATTACAAATAACTTTAAAGCGAATGCAACTAATGAAAATCTAAATGCGATGCTAGATGAGTTGAAAGACCTAACAAATATTACTACTAAACAAGAGAACGGAACGCAAAAATTTGTAAATGATTATGTGGAGTTGCTGTACAGTGATGAACCGTCACGAACAATCAAAACGAAGTTTCCATTGATGGACCATAAAATAGGTGGATTTGAACCTAGTCAGTTAGTTGTAATCGCAGCACGACCTAGTATAGGTAAGACTGGTTTCGCCCTTAATATGCTATGGAATATTGCCAAACAAGGATATGAAACATCATTCTTCAGTATAGAAACAACTGGTGTAAACGTATTACAAAGACTATTATCTACGATTACAGGCATTCCATTAAAGAAAATAATGGGAATCAAAGACCTAACACCAGAGGAATTAACACAGTTAACTAGCGCTATGGATAAAATACTGAAGCTAGGTATCAATATCAGTGAAGAAAGCTCAACTACTGTTCAAGATGTTAGATCACAAGCAATGAAATCATCAGATAAACCACAAATTATTTTTATAGATTACCTGCAGTTAATGAGTACAGATACCAACACAGATAGACGTGTGGCAGTAGAAAAATTATCTCGAGATTTGAAGATTGTAGCTAACGAAACAGGTGCTGTCATAGTCATTCTTTCACAACTAAGTCGTGCGGTAGAAACACGTAATGACAAACGCCCAATGTTATCGGATATGAAAGAGTCTGGTGGTATTGAAGCAGATGCAAGTTTGGCAATGCTTTTATATAGAGATGATTATTATGATCAAGATGCCGAAGATACAGATAAATCTATTCTTGAATGTAACATTGCAAAAAATAAAGATGGTGAAACTGGTGTGATTGAGTTTGATTACTATAAAGCAACGCAGAGGTTTTTTACATGAGTATAAATCGATTTAAACAACTACTAGGACACCTTTACAGAGACACATACAAAGGCGATACGCTCATTCAGCGCAATTTGCTTGAGTTAGGTTGGGCAACTGAAAGATTGCTTATGAGTGGTCGCATAACGCCATTTGATGTGTACGAGGATAAAAAGGAAATTATCTACAAGGAAATGGAGTGGTCTCATAGATGGGATTAGTTGAAGGATATAAAAATAAATACTATTTATACCGAGATAATGACGAAAAAGTACTTTCAGTAATTCCGTTAGCTCCTAATGTAAATAATGTAGGCAATTTAACTGGTGCTTACTTTGAAGGTACGGAAAAGAATATGACTGATGATGAGTTGATGCACTTTAAAGGAGTACACAATCTTTACTACGAGCATGAACTTGGCAGTCAAATGAATATATTTGACCTCTAGGAGTGAATAAATGAAACGCATAGAGCTTACGGTAGATGCTCCTATGGCATCACCTAGACCGAGATTTAGAAATGCAGGGAAGTTTATACAAACATACATGCCTGCTAAATATACAAACCATAAGAAAATGTTAAGACAACAGATGCCTTACATGATGATAGATAAACCGATTAGATTAACAATTGAGTTTCACTTTCCACTGCTCAAGTCGTGGAGTAAGAAGAAATACGTGGCAATGGTAGGACAGTATAAGAGAACGAAACCAGATATTGATAACTTAATTAAAACTGTATTGGATGCTGCAAATGGCCATATATGGCAAGACGATAACCAAATTGTAGAGATAAGAAGTTTTAAAAAGTATGCAGAAACTCCGAAAGTGATTATGGAAATAGAGTATGGGAGTGAATTGAATGGTTAAAAGTATATATTTACAAGATGGTGAAGAAATATTTGTAGATGATGAAGATTATAAGAGAGTAAGTCAACATACGTGGGTTAAAGCATATAATGGCAATGCTAGAGTTATTGTTTCTACCCCTAATATTCACTTAAGTAATTTTATTTTAAAAGGCAGCACTCAAAAAACAAAGAATAACAATTTCACAAAAAGTAATTTAACTACAAAAGGAAATAAAGGTGTTTGGAGGAGACCTAAAAAAAGTTCCAGTTCCAGATACAAAGGGGTTTCTTGGAATAAAATCCAAAAAAAATGGAGAGCCGTGATAATTTTTAATGGTGAAACTATTTTTTTGGGTAGTTTTTACAAAGAAGATGATGCGGGGAAAGCTTATAACGAAGCTGTATATAAATTCCATGAAGGCGAAGCTTTTATTAATGAGATAGGTAAAGATAATAGAATGCCAATTAGGCAATACGCAACACGTAAATATCAACACTCATCAAGAGGTGGGAGTAGTGGATATAAAGGTGTATATCTTGCCTGCGAAAATAAGCAATTGTTCGATGTATATGTTTCGTTTTCAAAAAAATACAAGTATGTGTCCCGTTTCAAAGATAATGATAAAGCTGCGTTAGTTTATAACAAATGTGCGAAATATTTATATGGTGACGAAGCATTTCTTAATGATGTACCAATGACAGATGAACTCAAAGAGTTTATATCTAATTGGGAAATACCGGACAAAATCAAGTCACTTAAAGAGAGTGATCTAAATGAATGAAGAAACGGCAACAATTCGATATAAAGTCTACGTTGAAAAGCAAGTGTATGTTAATCGCGATGACGATGATAATACTGCTGCTGATAAGATACACGATCAGATGTGGACATTAAAAGAAGATTACATGGATGCGAAACCATTAGAGTTTGACGACGTAAAAATTATAGATAGGGGTTATTGAGATGAGATTAAAACGTGTGAAAGATAAGAATGGCGAAGTGTGTTATGCACTGCAAAACTGGAATAAAGCAATCTTAATACCAGTGGAAGATTACAAAGAGGCAACGAGATTGGGCATAAGCAACGGAACGATTAAGAAACATATGGAAAAAGGTATAAGACATTTTCGTAAATACGTTAGAGATTATGATGTCCAACAAGGATTAGCTAGATTAAAGCGTGAGGACAGAGAACGTGAAGAACGCAAGCAAGCATTAGCGGAAGAAAAACAACGTAAGGAACAGGAACGACTGCAAATGATTGAGGATGCGAAATGTAGTGGTAAGTGGTTTCAAGAATTATCTAAAAATAATTTAGTAGCAAAACTTAAAAAAGATAAATATGGCAATCAACAATTAGTTTAGGAGTGAATAAAAATGCCAAGTGGACGTCCGCACATGTATGAATATGTTGTATATAAAGGCGACGAAGTGATTTGTGCCGGTACCAGACAAGAAATACAAGCGAAGATGAATATTACAGAAGGTACATTCGCTCGAATGGCAAGTTCTCTAACCAAAAGAGAAGCTGGGCCAAACCAAATTGTAGCAGAGAAAGTGAGTATCAAAGAAATAGAAGCAGAGGCGGTGCGTTAGATGAAAATCAGTGATTTAAAAATAGGTAAATACGTTGTTGTGAATGACTTAGGTGCAAGTAAGTATAGCAGTGGCATGCGTGTGATAGGTAAAGTGGTTGAGATTGACGATAAAGGAAATTATGCAATTATCGAATCGCTACCTAAACACAGATATGAAATCACAGACTTCAACGATTTTGAGGTGTGGGCGAAAGAGATAGAAAATAAGACGGAGCGTATGAGTAAAGTAAAAATAAAAGATTTGAATTTAGGTGACACAATCCGGATACCACACGGAATAATGAATTTAGAAGGTAAAGTGGTTTCCATAAACGATGTGTTTGCGACAGTGCACTTTCCTTCAGTAGGACATAAAGCTATAGGTGATGAGTCGGATTTTAAAAGAATTAGAAAAGCAAGAAAATCATTGGACCCTAATAAATGGTTAGAGAAAGATATTGAGGAAAATAAGGAAAATTCAAAATCAGTTTTAGAAGCAGGTTTAGGGGTTAGTAAACCGACTACTGACCATAAACAAACCAACGACTTACAACAACGTAAGCGTAAGGATAACGTCAACAGTCCTTCACATTATAACTTTGGTGATATAGAAGTGGTGGACTTCATCGACCAGGTTACCAAACATTACAATTCTGACGTTGCTTACCACATTGGTAATGCTATCAAGTATATTAGCAGGGCGCCGCATAAGAATGGCAAAGAAGATGTTGCTAAAGCTAAATGGTCAATAGAACGTGCATTTGAGAATTGGGATGTGAAGTAAATGACACCTAACGACATACTACTAAAAAATTCTGACTTGATTGTTAAATCATTATTTCAAAGAGCTGATAGAACATATAAACAATTCTTGAAATATAGTAACACAAGTTATGAGGCAGAAGTTGGTACAAGTAGATACTGGAAAGCAGTGGCTGCCGCTGAACAGACACAGAGAGAAATAAAAGGATTAATTGAACAACTTAAAGCAATGGACGAATATACACAGTGGAGTGAGAAGTTACACCAAGACAGATATAAGTTTGTTGAGAAGTACGACATAGTAATGGAGAAATATAAATTATCATGATGCTATCAGAAACTATCAAAGTTAAGTACAAAATTGATACTAAAGGCAGAAACACTGTCGAAATGACAAAGCTACTAAGAGATTGGGGAGTTAAAGGATTCTTATACTCTCTCAATACACGTAGCATTGTCATGGCAGTGTTACCAGAGGACAAGGAACATAACAGGGAAGTAATGGAGGGGATTAAGCATGGTAAAGATTAAGCAAAAGAAACAACTAAACTTACCACAGTTGATTGAGTGGCTATTGAAAAGTGGATATCGTAATTATACAGCAAATTCAAATATGGGAAATACAGTAACATTATCACGTTATGGTGCAATACAATTCTCACCCGGAACATTTTACCCAGAAGAAACTTTCACAGTCGAAGTTGAGGAAGAAATTACGGAAGATACAGTGATAGATGAATTAGTAGAATTATACGAAGATTACCTAGAGAGTAATGAAATATTGAAGCACGAAAATAGAAGTATAAGTGAAGCGAAAGATGAGGACAGATGTGCATCACAAGCCTTTTACATCATACATGACGATCTCACAATGACATTAATTTGGACACGTGAGAGAGGGTTGATAAGTTAAATGGAATTTAGAGAGTGGGAATTAGAAAAAGCAAAAACAAATAGAAGTATAGAGTTAGTTGACGACTATGAAAATTATTTACTAAAGGAGTGATGGCGAGTGAGAATAGATGTCAAAAGCGATAGAGTAACAATGTCTGAAAATGAATATAGACAAGTAATGAATGAACTCAACCAATACAAACAAGCGTATCAACACTGTGTAGATGATTTAATCGTCTTGCGTGCGAATAATAAACGATTGGAACGAGAGAACGCCGAACAACTTGCATTACTGAAACAGTTTAGAAAGCTCATAGATTATAAATTATCACTGCATCAAGGCAGTTCAATGTATAGAGAATATCGAAGTAAGTTAGATAAGTTGGGGGTTAAGTAGATGGCGTATGAGTATGAGGAAAGCAATAAGCAAATAGTTTTTACAGTAGATAATGAAACTTCAATGGATGAATTAAACGAACGAATTAAAGAACTTGAAGAAGTCTATCGCAAAGCTAAAACTTTAGATGAAGTAAAAAACTTCACTACCGAAAGATTAAAAGAACAGAAACACACTGACGAATATGATTTTGGTGAAAGATTAATGTGTGAAGAAATAGAAGAGATTATTGGAGGACAAACAAAATGACTAAACTACAAATCAAACTATTAAGCGACAACGCAACTAAACCAAAAAGAGCAAACCCTAGTGATAGTGGATTGGATTTATATGTATCGGAAACAGTAAACATTCCACCACACACTACTAAGTTAGTTAAAACAGATATAGCTATAAAATTACCTTACGGATACGAAGGACAAGTAAGACCGCGTTCAGGAAAGTCATTAAAAACTAAATTACGTGTTGCATTAGGAACTATAGATTACACATACCATAAAGAAGTTGGAATTATTACAGATAATATAAGCGATAAACCTATTATAGTTCAAAAAGGTGAACGATTAGCGCAGCTAGTTGTTGCGCCAGTGAGTTATATGGAGGTAGAAAATGTGGAAAAATTCGAAGAAGAATCAGACAGAGGCGGATACGGATCAACAGGATACTAAAGATATTGTTGAACGTGTACGAATAATATTAGGCAAGGAGTGACGACATGCAATTCCTAGTACGCAAAACAACCCACACAACAGGTGAAGTGTTCTTTGATGTAACCAGAGCTAAGGAGAATGAAGAATTTGTTGTGGTGGATGCAGAGAATAAGGAAGATGCGAAAGAGAAAGTAAAACATAAGGAGGACAACCAATGAAACAAATACTCAAACTATTATTAACACTTGCACTCTATGAACTAAGTAAAGAAATCACATACGAAACCATTTGCCGTATGCAAGCGAAAGATATGGCACCTAAAGATTATGAGGTGGAAGAATGATGTGGATAATAACAACAATCGTGTTAGGTTGTATTGCGATACTCACGCTTATATACAATGCCATCAAAGACGCAAAGATAAACGCGTTAGAATATGAAGTCGGCTATCTGCTATACACGATATTTGAAAAGGACCTGCCTAAGAGAGAGCTGGACGATGAAGATATACGCAAGATTAAAGATGAGTTAGATAAACGTATGAAGTAGGTGAGAATATGACGTTCGGAGAAAACCTTAAACGGATTAGAAGAGATATGAAAATGACACAACAAGAGATGGCCAACCTTATGAAAATATCAAGGACATATTTAAGCGATGTAGAAAATGGAAATAAATATTTTAGTTTAGTTGGATTAATAGTCATTGCTAAAAATATGAATATATCTGTAAATGATTTGGTTAATGATGATATAGAAATAAAGCATGATAAATGGAATAAAAAACCAATCAACTAACTGGAGGTAGCGTATGAATCTAGGAAAAGAAGATATTCCAAAGTTAGAACAATTTTACCGTAAGTATGATGAAATGAAAGGGCAACTTGCATATAGAAGATATGAATTATTATATCAACCAAAAGATACAAATATAGGTGGTGGGAAATCTAATCTTCCTAGTAGTCCAGTAGAAAATGAAGTTATGAAACTACATAAAGATGATAAGTATAGAAACTTACAATCGACTATACAAGCTATCGAAGATGTATATAACTGTGCTACACCAGAACAGAAGGCTATTATTGAATATAGATACTGGGAGAAAGACTTGCTTATATATGAGTGGGAGGATATAGCACACGAGCTAACTAAACGCAGAAAAGATGATAAGGTTATTAGTCAACATTCTGCTATTAGAATGCGTAACCAAATAATGAGAGACACAGCGAGAAGGATAGGGTGGATCCATTTCGATTAACCGCAATTGCCGCATTAGTGAATTGCGCCTTGTCAATAAGGTAAAGTAGTATCATAGGAAATCTGGATGGTAGCTTTAGAGGTGAAGTTATTATTCAGTAGGTATGTAAACTTAATACTATATTATATGAGGCACGTTACTTTTGTAGCGTGTCTTTTTGTATGCACCTAATCTTAATGACCCACACAATAAGGACACACATATTAAAGGACACTACTTATTAAGGTGGGGATTAAAGGTCGTGTGAATTAAGGTCACATACTTTAAGGTCATCACTTATCCATTGAGTGTGTGACAGATAGAACAATGAACATTCATTTATATTAAAAAAGGTTTCATTAGTTTAAGAGATTAATCGAAACATTAAATCATAATTAGAATATAAAGTTTGTTTGTTGTTTCTTTACAATTGAATATTAAAAGAATTGTTTTGTTGATCATAAACTTTATTAGATTAATTTGCATTTGATTGATGAAACAATTTCTAAAGTTAAAGACAAAATGATTTGAGATTATAAATTCTTATTT